TGAACGATACAGTCAGTATGAAAACATGGACGTTGACAGTGAAGTTAACAGCGCACTCGATATTCTTGCAGAATTCTGCACACAGGTTAATGTTGAGAACGGAACAGCGTTTGACATTTACTGGAATGAAACACCCAGCGACAGTGAAATTGATACTGTTAAAAAGCAGTTGTTAAACTGGAATAACTTGAACGAGTTTAACAAGCGAGTATTTAAAATCTTCCGTAATACACTAAAATACGGCGATCAGATCTTTATCCGTGATCCAGAGACTTTTGAATGGTCCTGGGTTGAGATGACAAAGGTAAACAAAGTTATTGTTAACGAAAGTGAAGGCAAGAAACCTGAACAGTATGTTGTTAAAGACATTAACCCTAACTTCCAAAACCTCACTGCCACACAACTAAACTACAGTGACGATTATCACAAGCACGGTGATCACAAACAAAGTGGATATGTGCAGCCTAGTAGTGTGTATACCAGTCAGAGTTCAAGCTCAGGTAGATTTGACAGAAGTGTTAACGAAACTGGTGTTGATGCAAACCATATTGTGCATTGTAGTTTAACAGAGGGCCTTGATGCTAACTGGCCTTTTGGCAACAGTATCCTTGAAAACATCTTTAAAGTTTACAAGCAAAAAGAATTACTTGAAGATGCTATTATTATCTATCGTATTCAACGTGCGCCAGAACGCCGGGTATTCTATGTAGACGTTGGTAACATGCCAGCACACATGGCCATGGCATTTGTTGAGCGTGTTAAAAACGAGATCCACCAGCGACGCATTCCTAGTCAAACTGGCGGCGGCGCTAATATCATGGATACAACATACAATCCATTAAGCACAAACGAAGATTACTTCTTCCCACAGACGGCAGAAGGCCGAGGGTCAAAAGTTGAGACACTGCCAGGAGGTACAAACCTTGGTGAGATTGATGATCTCAAGTACTTTACTAACAAGTTGTACAGAGGTTTAAGAATTCCCAGTAGTTACTTGCCTACAGGACCAGACGATAGTGCTCAGCCATACAGTGACGGAAGAGTAGGAACAGCCCTTATTCAAGAGTATCGCTTTAACGAATACTGTAAAAGATTACAGCGTTTAGTAGCAGAAACTTTTGATAGAGAATTTAAAATGTTCCTAAAGTGGCGTGGATTTGAACTTGATAACTCAAGTTTTGAACTACGTTTCAATGAACCTCAGAACTTTAGTAAGTATCGTGAGACTGAAATGGATGGCACACGTATTGGTACATTCACACAGTTAGAAGCCTTCCCATATTTAAGCAAACGCTTCTTAATGTCACGTTACTTGGGCATGAGTGAAGAAGAGATGAGTGAAAATACTAAACTCTGGAAAGAAGAGAATCTGGAAACACCTGAGGCTGAATCAGCAAACATGCGCAGTGTGGGTATTACTCCAGGTGGTATTGAAACAGATCTTGATAACTTTGCACCAGAAGCGCCCATTGAGGGCGAAGGTGTTGAGGGCGGTGGCGAAGAAGGCGGCGCCGGGGAATTAGATGCTGCTGGTGCAGAAAGTCCAATTCCAGGTACTCCTCCAGCACCAACTCCGCCAGTTGCGTAATAAATACAGCAACAAGGAGACTACATTGTTACTCAAAGATCTTATTACAGAAAACGAGAATGATCCTAGGCATGATAATGCTAAGGATTCAAGTCGTGCTGAGAAGCCAGACACCCGCAAAACTAGACTTACCCTTGAACAAATTTCTAGATTGCGTAAACTCAATGACGTAAAAACTGCTGAGTATCAAGATAGTCTTACTGATATTAAATCTCAGTATGGTGCTCCGGCAGCAGAACCTCAAGTTTAATATCCAATAGCATACTGTATTTGGCCCGAAATTTATCCTTTTGGGCTAAAAACACCCTGTTCTCCTGTATAAATAAAGCATGTAGTTAAATAACTACAATGCCTTAGCAAACATATACAAGGAGTCTTAAGCATGTCCGATAAATTTAATGAATTAATTGAGCTTATCATCTCAGAAGAGACTGATCAGGCCAAAGCACTTTTCCACGATATTGTTGTGGACAAGTCCAGAAGTATCTATGAATCACTAATTGACGAAACTGAAGAAGACGAAGAACTTGAAGAGAGTGATTTTGACGAAGAACTAGGCGGCGATGCTGCTGAAGAGTTTATCGACGACATCAGCGCAGACGAAGAAGGTCTTGCTCTTGAAGATGAAGATGAAGACGAAGAAGAGATGGAAGACCGTGTTGTTGATCTCGAAGACGCACTTGACGAACTCAAAGCAGAATTTGAGAAAATGATGGGTGGCGGTGACGAAGACGACATGGAAATGGACATGGACATGGAGCCAGAAATGGATGACATGGAAATGGACATGGAACCTGAAGAAGACGAAGAAGACGAAGATGAAGAAGATGACATGGAAGAAACTTTTGTACGTGAGTACACAGAAAAAGTAGCTGCTCCGTCAAACACTTCAGAGAAGCATTCTAGCCCAGTTGCTAAAAAGAATCCAATGAACGCTAATGGTGCTAAAGCAACATCTACAGGTAGCTCAGCTGCTGAAACAGGTGCTGCAAAAGTTACAGCTAAAGTTGAAGATGCTGGCAACGGCAACAAGCCTGGCGCTAAGTCAGACTTAAAGAAAGCGTAAGATAGGAATCGTATATGAACTATCTTAGAGAAACCCTTACATTCGATCAAGCGGGAATCGTAACAGAGTCTGCCAACGAAGGCAAGGATCTCTATATGAAAGGCATTTGTATTCAGGGCGGGGTAAAAAACGCAAACCAGCGTGTTTACCCTGTTACTGAAATTTCCAATGCCGTTAAGCAGCTCAATGATCAAATTTCAGTTGGCAATAGTGTGCTAGGCGAAGTTGATCATCCAGATGATTTAAAAATTAATTTAGATCGTGTCAGTCACATGATAGAAAGCATGTGGATGGACGGCCCAAACGGCTTTGGAAAATTAAAGATATTACCTACTCCAATGGGTCAATTAGTTAAGACCATGTTGGAAAGTGGAGTTAAACTGGGCGTAAGCAGTAGAGGCAGTGGCGAAGTCAATGAATCTACAGGAAACGTTGCAGGTTTCGAGATTGTCACAGTAGATGTTGTGGCACAACCAAGTGCTCCAAACGCATATCCTAAAGCAATTTATGAAGGATTGCTTAATATGCGCAATGGGCACACTGTACTTGAAATGGCCAAAGAAGCAAGTGGCAATGCTAAAGTACAAAAATACTTGAAAGACGAAGTAATGCGTCTTATCAAGGATCTTAAGATCTAGGAGACCAAAATGCTAGATGCTATCAAACCATTATTAGATAGTGACCTGATCAACGAAGAAACCCGTACTCAAATTGAAGAGGCATGGGGTTCAAAGTTAACAGAAGCAAAAGAACAGGTCAGAGCAGAACTCCGTGAGGAATTTGCTCAACGCTATGAGCATGACAAGTCCGTTATGGTTGAAGCTTTAGATCGTATGGTTACAGAAAACTTAACAGCTGAACTAGCTGAATTTGCAGAAGAGAAGAAACAACTTTCAGAAGACCGTGCAAAATTTGTCGGTAAAATGCAGAGTGTTACAGAAAATTTTGACAAGTTCTTGGTTACACAGTTAGCAGAAGAGATCAATGAACTCAATGCTGACAGACAAGCTCAAAACGAGCATGTTGCTAAACTAGAGCAGTTTATCACACATCAATTAGCAGAAGAAATTTCAGATTTCCAACAGGATCGTCAAGATGTTGTTGAAACTAAAGTTCGACTAGTTAAAGAAGCACGTGAGCAGTTTAAGACACTCAAGCATAACTTTGTAGAAACATCTGCTAAGTTAGTTAAGGAAACAGTATCCAAACATTTAAATGCTGAAATCACTCAATTGCGTGAAGACATTCAAACAGCCGGAGAAAATAACTTTGGCCGTAGAATTTTTGAAGCAGTTGCAGCGGAATTTAGTGCAAGTCATCTCAATGAAAATCAAGAAATCAAAGATCTCAAGAAGATCATTGAGTCAACAGAAACTGCATTAGCAGAAGCAGAAGTTGCTATTGCAGAAAAAAATCAATTAGTTGAGAGTAAAACAAAAGAAATTTCAATGATCACTGAGTCAACAAAACGCTCAGAGGTTATGAACAGTCTTTTAAAACCACTTAACAAAGACAAAAGCGCAGTAATGCGCGACCTTCTAGAAAGCGTTCAGACCAGCAAACTACAAGCTGCATACGATCGTTATCTTCCAGTAGTATTAGACGGCAAAGCCGCACCACGAGCTGAAAAGCAGATGGTTGCAGAGAGTCGTAAAGTAGTTACTGGTGACAAA